GTCAACCTTGCCGAGGAGCTAGCCGAAGACGAGCTTCAGAAGCTGTCCTCCGACTACATCGAGCTGATCGGCCGGGACAAGGAGGCGCGCAAGAAGCGCGACGAGCAGTACGAAGAGGGCATCCGGCGCACGGGCCTAGGAGACGACGCACCGGGCGGTGCGCAGTTCCAAGGCGCATCGCGCGTCGTGCATCCGATGTTGACCGAAGTGTGCGTGGACTTCTCCAGCCGCGCCATCAAGGAGCTGTTCCCACCGGACGGCCCGGTCAAGACTAAAATCCTTGGCAGCATGACTGAGGCGCGCGTGGCCAAGGCCGCACGCAAGGCCGACTTCATGAACTGGCAGCTCACGACGCAGAGCCAGAGCTTCCGCGCTGAGTTGGAGCAACTGCTCACGCAAGTGCCGCTCGGCGGCGCGCAGTACATGAAGGTGACGTGGAACGAGGCGAAGAACCGCCCAGAGTTCCTGTTCGTCGCCATCGACGAGATGCTGCTGCCGTTCGCGGCCACGAACTTCTACAGCGCCCAGCGCAAGACCCACGTCCAGTACCTCACCACGCTAGACTACGACCAGCGCGTCAAGTCTGGTATGTACCGCGACGTAGACATCGTGGTCACTTCGTCGGACATCGACCTGTCGAAGGCCGCCATCGCCAACGACAAGATCGAAGGGCGCGAGGACGACGCGTTCAACAGCGACGGCCTGCGCACGGTCTACGAGATTTACACCTTCCTCGACATCGAAGACGACACCGACGGCCCTGCCCCCTACATCCTGACCATCGACAAATCGACCGGCAAGGTCTTGTCGATATACCGAAACTGGGATGAGGAGGACGCGGCCCGCGAAGAGCTTCAGTGGATCGTCGAGTTCCCGTTTGTACCGTGGCGCGGGGCATACCCCATCGGCATCGTGCATATGATCGGTGGCATCTCGGCGGCCGCCACGGGCGCACTGCGCGCGTTGATGGATAGCGCCCACATCAACAACAGCCAGACCATGATCAAGCTCAAAAGCCAGATGGGCGGCCAGAGCTTGAACATCCAGCCGACGCAGGTTGAGGAGATCGAAGGTGGTCTCAACGTCGATGACGTGCGTAAGCTGGCCATGCCGCTGCCGTTTAACCAGCCCAGCGCCGTGCTGTTCCAACTTCTGGGCTTTTTGGTCGATAGCGCCAAGGGCGTCGTGCGCACCACGCTCGACGACGTGGCCGACACCAACGCCAACGCGCCTGTCGGCACGACCCTAGCCAAGATCGAGCAGGGAATGGTCGTGTTCAACGCCATTCACGCCCGTCTGCACAACAGCATGGAGCGCTTGATGCGCATCCAGCACCGTCTGAACGGCATGTATCTCGAAGATGCCGCCGAAAAGGCGGAAATTGGCGAAGAAATCGCGCTTCGCAAGGATTTTGACGGCCCGCTGGACATCGTTCCGGTCTCTGACCCCAACATTTTCAGTGAAGCACAGCGTTTTGCGCAGGTTCAGGCCGTCGCGCAACGCGCTCAGCTCGTTCCGCAGCTCTACGATGCCCGCAAAGTCGAGCAACGCATCCTTGCCACGCTGAAAATCCCCGATGCCGAGAGCCTTTTGGCTCCAAACACGTCGCCGGAAGAGAAAAACCCTATCGAAGAGAACGTGCTGGCCACTTTGGGCCAAGCGCTACAGGCTTTCCCCGAACAAGACCACATTGCACACCTCAAAGCGCACCTCGCCTACATGACAAGCCCTGCGCTTGGGGCCAGTGAGCTTATGGCACCGGTCTTCACGCCGATTATGATCAACCACTTCAAAGAGCACATGGCTCTGTGGTACGCCACTGAGGTCAAGAACCTCATCAAGGGCTACACCGGCGAGAGCTATGCGGATTTGGTGAAGAGTACCAAGACGCCAGAAGCCAAGCGGGCCATGGACGCGGCCTTGGCCGAAGCCTCCATGTCCGTTGTCTCCGGCGCGCAGGACGCTTTCGCCATTCTGCCGCCGATCATCAAGCAGGCGCAGGAGATGATGCAGAAGCTGGCCGGTCCAGCGCAGCAGGACCCCGCCGCCGCCGCGGCCATGGCTGACATCCAGATGCGCGGCCAGATCGCCGATAAGAAGTTGGCTCTGGACACCCAGAAGCTTCAGCTTCAGGGCCAAGAGAAGCAGCAAGACACCCAAGCGCGTCAGGCAGAGCTTCAGGCCGCCCAGCAGGCCGAAATGCAGCAGGAGCAGATGCAACAGCAGGCAGAGATGCAGCGCGTACAGGCCGAAAACCAAGCGCGCACAGCCATGAACGACGCCGACAACAAGACGGCGATGGACATTGCTATGCTGAACCTAGCAAACGGCGACAACACGCCGAGTGCCGCGCTTAACCCCAACCCCCAGTCATAGGATCTAAAACATGGCTAAGTCTCCTAGCACTTCGGCCCCCAGCGGCCCAATCAACCAGCACAAGCGCATGGCCATGGGCATGCCCGTCAACCAAGGCCCAGACAAGGGCAAGAAGACGCCCGCGTGAGGGTTGATATCCTAATTAAGCGCCTCAACGACGAGCAAGCATCGCTCGCCCGAGAGGCGCTTACCCGCCCACAGGGCAAAGACGGTTACGACTACGGCCGTGTGGTGGGGATGTACGCCGGTCTTGAGCAGGCTAAGAACCTGATCAACGCCATCCTCGAAGAGCAAGAGACTAGAAACTCTAACATCTAAGCGCATGGGAGCAACACATGCAGGAAATTACCAATAAGATCGACTTCTCCTACGACAGCCTCGACGAGGCGTTCCCCGCCGCTGATCCGGGCGTCATGCCCTTTGGATCGCGCGTCTTGGTCCAAATCCGCACCCCAAAGAAGAAGACGAAGGGTGGCATCATCCTGACGGCGGACGTGCGCGAGACCGAGCACTACAACACGCAGGTCGCCAAGGTTATTTCCGTTGGCAGCCTAGCCTTTAAGAACCGCAACACCATGGAGCCATGGCCTGAAGGCTCGTGGTGTACCGTGGGAGATTATGTCCGCGTGCCGCGCTACGGCGGCGACCGTTGGTCGGTAAAGACCGACGACGGCGAGGACGACGCAATCTTGGTCATATTCAATGACCTCGATCTGGTGGGCAAGGTCACGGGCGATCCGATGGCCGTAAAAGCCTTCCTGTAACCGCATTGCTGCCAATAGAAAGGAAGAGCGATGTCTGAACGCACACAAGACGATGATGAAGAGCTAATCATCGTAGAAACGGAAACCCTCCCCGGCGCAGACGGCTACGAAGCCCCTGAGAAGGCCGAGGACAGCCGTTCGTCTGACGAGGACGATGAGGACGGCGAAGAGGACGAAGGCGACAAGCGCCTTGCGGAGAGCGAGGACGACCCTGACGGCGACACCTCCCTCAATCGCAAGAAGCGCACCAAGCGCCGTCAGGTCCAGCGCATGGCCAAAGAGGCCGCCCAAGCTGAGCTTCGTATTCTGCGCGAGCAGAACCACGACCTCATCCGGCGGCTGACCGCGGTCGAGAGCAACACGCTGAGCCAGAACGAAAGCGCGTTGGAACAGAAGCTCGCTGAAACCGAGCGGGAAATCCAACAGGCTGAGCTGATCATCGCTCGGGCTATCGAAGCCGGTAACGGCGACGACGTAGCCATGGCTATGCGCCTTCGGGACGATGCCAAGGCGCGGAGCATGCAGTTTGAGGCCGCTAAGTCTCAAGTCAGCAATGTTCGCGAGCAGCACCAGCGTACTGCTTCGGTTCCTTTAGCTAACCCCCAAGCAGCCGCTTTGGCTAAGCAGTGGATGGACGCCAACCCGTGGTACGACAGTAGCGGTCGTGACGAGAACAGTGCTCTTGCCAATATGCTCGACAGCCAACTAACGCGGGAAGGCTACAATCCTACAGATGTAGGATATTACCAAGAGCTAACCAAAAGGCTCAATCGGCGGTTTGGCAACACTGAGGCCCCAGCATCTCGTGACGTTGATGACGACGATGACCGGCCGCGCAGAAAGGCACCACCGATGGGAAATACCCGCGAACACGCACCTTCTACCACCAAAAAAGAAGTGTACGTGACACCAGAACGAAAACAAGCTATGATCGAGGCAGGCTATTGGGACGATCCCGTAAAAAGGACCCAAATGCTCAAGCAGTATCAGGCTTACGACCGCAATTCGGCTCGCTAAAAGGAGTGATGCCATGGAAGTAGATGAACGCCTGAAAAAGGAACTTGGTGTAGTGGGTCGGCGATCCCGCGCGATGGATGACAGGAGTGTCACCGAAGACCGCGAGATGACCGATGACGACCGGCTCGAAATGTTCCGTATGCAACAATTTTCCGATGCACTACCAGACCTGCCGGTTATCCCCGGATATCATATGTGCTGGTTGTCCACGACTAACGGCAGCGACCCAATCGCTCGTCGCGTGCGCCTAGGATACACCCCGGTTCGTTCCGAGGACATCCCCGGCTTTGAGTACGCTTCGCAGAAGACTGGAGAGTGGGCTGGATGTGTGGGCATCAACGAGATGCTAGCGTTTAAGCTGCCCTTGAGCCTCTACGAGAAGTTCATGCAGGAAGCTCACCATAATGCACCCGCCCGAGAGGAGGGTAAATTGGCCGACACGGCTGATTTCCTCCGTGACCAACTAAAGGCCAAGGGAAGCGCGATATTCGAAGATGAGGGTATGGCTGAATTGCATCAGCAAGCACCCACCCGCGGTCGTTTCGACTAAGGGTTTTCGATTAACGTCTTACAAAGGGTAAGCAAATGTCTGCGACTTCCGCTCCTTTTGGCTTGCGTGCTGTTTATTCGCCCTCTGGCGTGGTTCGTCCACAAGCCATGACGATCCTGAGCACCTACGCGGCCAATATTCTACAGAACCAGCCTGTCAAAATCGGCACCAACGGCACCATCGAAGCAGCCGCCATTGACGACCGCTTCATTGGCACCTTCTGCGGCGTCGAGTTCACTGACACGGATGGCCGCCGTCGGGTGTCCAACAAGTGGACTTCGGGCACGACCGGCACCGACATCATCGCCTACGTCACTCTTGACCCAACGATGGTGTACGAAATCCAGTCCAACGCGGCTTTGAACGTGTTGAACATTGGTGAACAGTTTAACTTCACTACCATCACCGCAGGCAATGCCACTACCGGCCTTAGCCAGTTGATGCTTGATGTGTCTTCTTCGACCACCAACGCATCTCTCCGTCTGATCGGCATCACTCCGGGTCCGGATAACAACTGGGGCGACACCTATGTCATCGCCCAAGTTCAAATCTCCGAACACCAGAATGTCGCTGATCGCGCAGCCTACTAAGGAGGGCTTAAACTATGGCTAATCCAATGCGTAGTACAGACTTCCGCTCTATCGTTGAGCCCATCCTGAACAAAGAGTTCGATGGTATCTACGACCAGCGTGCTGATGAGTGGAAACAAGTCTTCGAAGAGTTCACCGGTATCCCTCGGAACTACCATGAAGAGCCCGTCCTGTACGGGTTCGGCGCGGCTCCCGAGCTGCCAGATGGCATGCCTGTCACCTACCAGTCCGGTGGCGTGCTGTTCATCAACCGTTACGTCTACCGGGTCTACGGTCTGGCATTCGCTCTGACCAAGGTCCTCGTGGAAGATGGTGACCACATCCGTATCGGCCAGACCTACGCCAAGCACTTGGCGCAGTCGATGGTCGAGACGAAGGAAACCCTCTCCGCCAACGTCCTCAACCGCGCCTTCAACGGCTCGTATGTGGGCGGCGACGGCGTGGCTCTGAACGCCAACAACCACCCCATCGTCAACGGCACGTTCTCGAACGTGTTGACGACCGCTGCCAACCTGTCGCAGACTTCGCTTGAGCAAATGCTCATCCAAATCCGCAACGCGGTTGACAACAACGGTAAGCGTATCCGCCTCACCCCGAAGCAGATCGTCACCGGCCCATCTAACGTCTTCCAAGCTGAAGTGTTGCTGAAGTCCGCCCTGCGCGCAGGTACGGCCAACAACGACATCAACCCTGTGAAGTCGATGGGCATGCTGGACAAGGGTCAAGCCAACCTCTCGCGTATCACTTCAAACACCGCTTGGTGGGTGCAGACCGATGCGTCGAACGGCTTGAAGCTGGCCAAGCGTCGTGGGCTTGAAAAGAGCATGGAAGGCGATTTTGAGTCTGACAGTATGCGTTTTAAGAGTACAGAGCGCTACGCCGTGGGCTGGACGGACCCTCGGGGGATTTATGGCACATCGGGCCTTTGACGGGGACTAGTCCAGCGTGTTAGGGTGGGAAACCACTCTAACACCGAGGACGAAATGCCTGAAAAATGTCATACCATCAACTGCAACGAGCCTGTAATTGCCAACGGTTTATGCCAAAAGCATTACAAGCGCCTTAAACGTCACGGCCACACCGAGCAGACCCGGTCGAAAGATTGGGGTCAGCGGGAAAAGCATCCAGCCTACCGCGCTTGGTGTGGCCTACGTCGCTACCATCTGAAGGCTTTGCCTGCCGATTGGTCTTCTGATTTTTGGAACTTCGTCAAAGATGTTCCTGAAAAGCCAGAAGGAAAAGCAATCGCAACTAGGCCCAAGTCAGACGAACCGTGGGGGCCGACCAATTTTTATTGGCGAACCTCAAGAGAAGACGCAAGTAAGTTGGCTGATAAGGCGGCATACATGCGGGAGTGGCAACGTAAAGCGAGAAAGGCTGATCCCAGCTATGGTAAAAATTCTGATTTGAAACGCACGTATGGCATAGACCTTAATCAGTTTAAAGCCATGTTTGCTAACCAAAAAGGG